CTGTAGTTTAGTTGATAGATCTTGTATGTCTTTAATTAAGTCTTGTTTAGAACGCTTAATAATACTATTAGCTCTAGGCCAGACTTTGTATGCCTTCCAGAATGATACAGCATAAAGTTCTTGTAGTGTATCATAATTATAAATAGCTAGATCATTATCCATGTTATATCCTTTTTGAAGAAAAGTAAAAGTACGAAGAACGCACCATACGATGATAGTAGTTGGGTTGCCCTATTAAAAAAGTATGAGCGAAGCGAATACATTAAAGTTAACGAAAAAAAAGCCCCAAGATTTTTCTCAGGGCTAATCACTACGGAGATTGTAATACTAAGCTAATTTAAGTCTAGCTAATACAGTTGCTACTTCTGAAGCTGTTGCAGTTTCTTTAGCAGTCTTGCTTGGTGGAGTATATGGTTTCCAAGCATCACCAGTTGCTTGTTCATATAACTCTTTGACCTTGTGAAATACTTGTTCAAGGGCGTCAAGATTATGTTCACAAACTGCTAATCTTTCTAGCAATGACTCAGCTTTGACATTCCAGAATTCAGTACCATTATTAACTCTGTTATGTTCCATTAAGTCATCACCAATCTTACCGATTTGTTTAGTTTGATTCTTTACGGCATAGTCTATACCATTTGCAATAGCATTGAATGTTAATGCTTGGCAAGTGTAAGTGAACTGACCATTTTCTTTAGACCATTGTGTTACATTGTCAGCTGGTAAAGCTTCGAACACTAAACCTAAACCTTCTGCTAACTTATCTACATCTGTGTATGTAAAGTTATGTGCGATTGCTGAAATTAACTCTGATTGATTACTCATTTTGATTTCCTTTATATTAAGATTAAAAAATTTACTACACTTACATTTTACTACATAAAACACTATTTGTATCTATTTAATACATATAGTGCATATACAAATAATACAACAGATTGTATTACTAAATAAGTTGTAATTGACATGATATATACCTTTCTTTTAATTTACATTGTTTATATTTTCTTGATTGATTTATTGCTTTGAATACTAAGTAATGATAAGTCATATAAACCTTTCTAATAATATTATGTTAAGTTTGTGTGGTGATAAGAGCATTGCCAACACCACGATGTCGAACATCTCATGCGAGTCAAGGTGGAGATTTGCGAAGCAAATACTACCTTTACCGCATGGTAAGATGAAGACTCGTGTGTGAGGCCTTAGCGGCCTTGGAGCGTTGGTGAATACGAAGAGTAGTGTTGGATCGAAGAGCGGATAAAGCAGGGTGAAACTGAATGGGTTAAAGAAGATGATACATTACCATTAGAAGATAAAGATAATGAGTTTAAGATAGGTTTGTGTGCGTTATAGAGGTATATTTAGGAATGAATTACTATTGTGTAAGTGATTGATTGATATGATTGGTGATATACACTAATCTATTCTGTGTGTATTAATTAATAATATATATTATTATTGTGCTATGTGATGATTGATTATGTGTATATGGGGTTAGGTCTGGGCTGTCTACCCCAGGGGGGAGCAATTAATGTATTAGTTATCTTGTATGTAGGCACTTAACTAGATTTATTATAGATTTTACAATTAAGCCTAGTCAATTATGTACTCCCTAACGGGGGATCACTGAATATGGTCCTCGTCTTAACTAAGTTCGGATTCTTAGACTTCGGACTTACGTCCTCAGTCAACTAAGTACCCTCTCTATTAATTAATAATTACTAATTAATAATTATTATTATTATATTATTATATTAATATTATTATATTATAAATTAATATAATTAATAATTAATATTAATTAATAATTAATAGATTTTAACACAAATGTATATTCGTGTCAAGAAAAATATAAAATATTTACGAACAAGACCTATTAGCTATTGACATTCAAATTAAACTGTGGTATACTATTACCATACGAGTGAGAGTTTACCCAATGATTAGAGACGAACTACCTGAAGATACTAATCCAGACAAGCTGTCTGGTTATAAGCTAGATGACCATGAGATCATACTAAGCAAGAAGAGAGGTCCAGGGTTTAAGTTTAACAATCCTAGTTACTTTAACCTAGAACAGAAGACTGATGCTTGTGCATTGTATTGTGTTTATGGTGATGTAGATCAAGTTTCAGAACTAACTGGCATTGATCCTAAATTTTTAAGACAATGGAAAGATGAACCTTGGTGGTCTGAAATTCAAAAGAAAGTGTTTGTTGAACAAAATGAAAAGCTGGCGTCTAGAATTAGTGGTGTGCTTGATAAGTCTCTTGAGCATCTGGTCGATAGACTGGATAATGGAGATTATCTTTGGGATGTAAGAAAGTCCAAGCTAGTTCGTAAGCCTGTAGACACAAAAGTATTATCAAACCTATTTAACAATCTTGTAACTCGACGTCAACTTATCAGAGGCGAGCCTACGAGTATCACATCTCAAGTTGCTATAGACGATAGATTAAAATTACTTGCTAAGCAGTTTGAGAAATTCGCTAACGCTAAAGAAATTGAAGGGGAAACTTATGGCAACACCTATGAAGAAATCAGCACCAATGAAAGCCAAAAAGCCAATGAAGAAAGCATCAGACAAAATGCACAAGATGCCTAATGGTAAAATGATGTATAACTCTAAAATGAAAAAGGGTAAGTGCTAATCATGGCTTCAAAGGTTAATGCTGCTAAGAACTATACTAAGCCTTCTTTACGTAAGAAGATAGTATCTCAAGTCAAAGCATCAGCAACTCATGGTACAAAAGCAGGACAATGGAGTGCTCGTAAAGCACAACTAGTGGCAAAGAAGTATAAAGCTGCTGGTGGCGGTTACAAATGAGTGCTCTAGCTAAATCTCAAAGGTCACTTAAAGCTTGGGGTGATCAGAAGTGGACAACTAAGTCAGGTAAAAAGTCTAGTGTAACAGGTGAAAGATACCTACCTGAGAAAGCAATTAAAGCTTTATCTTCACAAGAGTATGCAGCTACAACTAAAGCTAAAAGAGCTGGTAAAGCTAAAGGCAAACAGTTTGTAGCTCAACCTAAAAGTATTAAAGCTAAGACTAAACCATATCGAAAGGTATCTTAAATGGCAACTAAATCTAAAAATTGGATTGCTGATGCAATCAAAAAGCCTGGAGCACTTAAAAAGTCTATGGGTGTTAAGAAAGGTGAGAAGATTCCTGCAGGTAAATTGGCAGTTGCTGCTAAAAAACCTGGTAAAATGGGTCAACGTGCTCGTTTAGCTCAAACTCTTAAAGGTTTTAAGAAGTAATGGCTACTAAAAAGAAGGGTGTTAGCTTATCCATAGGCCGTGGTGAGAAGTTACCTGTCTCTAAAGGAGCAGGTTTGACTGCAAAAGGCCGTGCTAAGTACAATGCAGCTACAGGTTCTAACCTAAAAGCTCCTCAACCAGGTGGTGGCCCACGTAAAAGATCATTCTGTGCACGTATGTCTGGTATGCCAGGCCCAATGAAGGATAGTAAAGGGAGACCTACTAGAAAGGCAGCATCGCTTAAACGTTGGAAATGTAGCTAATAGTTATGCAAAACTATTTAGATATGTTTTTAAACTACGTAAGTGGATTAACAGGTAATAATAGCCCTCAAATTACGGGTTATGCACCTCAACCTGTTCCAGGTACATACAATCCTGGACCAGCTACTAACCCACCAGCGGTTAATCCTAATATACCTAATCCTAACAATTATAGATTTATTAATGGCAAGCCTGTAGCAGATTTACCAGAACCTGGTGAAAAAACATTAGATGTATTCCCAACAATACATTCATTAGAGCCTACTAAATTAAATAAAGGCACACCTTGGGCAGGTCAAAAGATACCTGAAGATTATTTAGGTGGCCTAGCTTATGCTCAAGCTAAAGCTAAAAGTATTGGTTTACTAGATGATGAAACACTTAATCAAATGCTTCCTCTTGCTACTAGAGAAAGTAGATACAAAGACTATGGAAACAATGGTGTATTTGTAGATTATAAAACACCACCTCCTAAAGAATTAGAAGGGATTATCTCTGAGTCTAATAAATTAAGAGCTCAAGAACTTAAATTAGAAGCACAAAAAGATAAAGCTTTTAAATTAAAAAATATGCCTTTATTTGGAGATCTTGTAGTTAAACAAAAAGAACTTGAAAAGCAAAGAGAAGCTATAGATGCTAAGATTTTATCTAATGAAAAATGGACATCAAGAGCAGAATCTTACAATAACATTAGTGATAAAGTAGAAAAACTTGGCTTACAAAGATCTATGAATCAAGAGTTAGTTAGAGACAGACAAGGACGTATTGTATCAAAAGCTGATGTATATAGAGCACATGATTTAGATACATATGAAACAAAAGCATTACATGTTCCTCTAGCTCTTTACAATAAAAAGTTTGAGAATCCAGAAGCAAAAGGTTTAGCACTTACTAAGACGTTTGTAGGTGGTGGTGATGCAGCAGCAGCTAGAAATAAACAAGAAGCTGAAATTGCTAGAAACATTTACTCACATCAAAAGAATAAACCTGTAATGGATTACTATACAAACCAATATAATAAATACTATACAGAGATGTCAAAAGGTAAACGATAATGCCTAGCTCACCAAATTATAAACGTAACTATAAACAAGAGTATGATTTATTTGCTGACTCTACTAAAGCTAAAAAAGATAGAGCTGCAAGAAACAAAGCTTCTAGAGCTAAAGGTGCTGGACCTACTGATGTAGATCATAAGAAACCTTTACGTGCTGGAGGATCTAAAGCTTTAAGTAATACACGTACACGTTCAGTTTCAGCTAATCGAGCTGACAATGGACATAAACCTGGTGAGAAACAAAAAAGACATAAATGAAATTAACACCTGACCTAATACATGGGTTTGCAGGTTCGATTTTAGCAAAGAGGTACGATGGTTCAACCCCTACTCCGCAATGTCATTTAGAGTGGTGGGATCTTTGTTGCAGCGAAAACCCTTTAGTAGCTATTGCAGCACCCCGAGCCCACGGGAAGTCAACTGCAATTACTCATGCTTACTTACTCGCTGCTCTTTTATTTAGGGATAGAAAGTTTGTATTAATTGTTTCTGATACTGAGAACCAAGCTATTAACTTCTTAGGTGATATTACTAACGAGTTAAAAAACAATGAAGATTTAATTTCTTTATTTGGAATTAAAAGTTTTATTAAAGAATCTCAAACAGATATTATTGTAGAGTTTGATGATGGAGAACAGTTCAGAGTTTTAGTACGTGGTGCAGAACAAAGAGTACGGGGTCTTAAATGGGACCAACGTAGACCTGATTTAATTGTATGTGATGATTTGGAAGGCGATGAACAAGTACAATCAAAAGAACGACGTGAAAAGTTTAGAAGGTGGTTTTATGCTGCACTTCTTCCTTGTCGGTCTCAGCATGGTATTGTACGTGTTGTGGGAACTGTGTTACATCTCGATTCCCTACTCAATCGTATTATGCCTCCCGATTATGATGGCGATTATATTAAGGTTGAGCCTTTAAAAACTTATTCAACACGTAAACGTGTAGAGTGGAGATCTGTAAGATACAGAGCACATTCAGATGATTATAAGGATATTCTTTGGGCTGATAGATATACAGCTGATTTCTTTATAGATAAAAAAGATGATTACACTAAACAAGGTATTCCAGAAGTATATGCACAAGAGTTCCTCAATTATCCTATTGACGAGTCTACTGCTTATTTTAAACGTCCCGACTTTATTGAAATTCCTAAGTTTACATTAGATGCTATTAGACATAAAGAAAAAAAGCTTAGTTATTATGCTGCAGTCGACTTCGCCATTTCTACTAGAGAACGTAGCGATTACACTGTCATTGCTATTGGTGGAATTGATTCAGATGGCATAATGAACATAGTAGACATTCGAAGAGGAAGATGGGATTCCTTAGAGATTGTTGAAGAGATGTTTGCAGTACAAAAGAAATATGAACCTCAATACTTTGTTACTGAAAAGGGAGCTATTGAAAAAGCATTAGGTCCTATCTTAAGACGGGAACAAATTGCTAGACAAGAATACATGAGTCTTTACCCAATGACTCCAACAAAAGATAAACAAACTAGAGCCAGATCTTTCCAAGCTAGATTTAAAGCTGGCGGTGTTAAGTTTGATAAAGGTGCTCCTTGGTACCCAGATCTAGAAGAGGAAATGGTTCGTTTCCCTAAAGCTAGACATGATGACCAAGTGGATGCACTTAGTTGGTTAGGTCTAATTGTAGACCAAGTACATGATGCTGAATCTCCTGCAGAGGAAGAAGAGTACGAATATTTGAAATCATTATCTCAACAACACGATGGTAGATCTGCTATAACAGGATATTAACTATGGAATTAGATGTAAAACTTGACATAAGTAAATTAGTCTCTTCACCAAACATTGCTGAAATGTTAGATGAAAGAGCTCTAAATACATTAGGATCTAGAGTCGTATCTGAATTTGATACTGATAAAGAATCTCGTAGTGTATGGGAACAACGTGTAGAAGAAGCTATGAAGTTAGCACTACAAGTTGCAGAAGCTAAATCATTCCCATGGTCAGGTGCATCTAACGTTAAGTTTCCATTAATTACAATAGCAGCATTACAGTTTCATAGTCGTGCTTACCCTGCTTTAGTACCTGCTGGGGAACTTGTTAAGATTGATCATGATGTAACAACAAATACAGATCCTTTTGGTCAAGATGAAAACCAAGCTCGTAATAAACGTGTTCAAAGACACATGAGTTACCAGTTACTAAAAGAAGATGAAGCTTGGGAATCTGAAATGGATAAGGTGCTTATTACAGTACCTATTGTTGGTTGTGCATTTAAAAAAACATATTGGGATTTTAATGAAGATCATCCTAAATCAGAAAACGTATTAGCTAAAGACTTTGTTGTTTCATATTGGACAAAGAATTTACATGACTGTGATCGTCAAACTCACGTTTTATATTTATCTACAAATGATGTTATTAGTAGACAACGTAGAGGTCTATGGTTAGATGTTAAGTTAGGTCGTCCTATCTTACAACCACAAGATTATTTAACTGTAGCTCAAGATAAACAACAAGGCACAGAAGATTACAATACAGATTCAGGAACTCCTTATGAGTTTCTTGAACAACACCGTTGGGAAGATTTAGATGGTGACGGTTATAAAGAGCCATACATTATTACAGTACACAGACCTACTAAAAAAGTAGTTCGAGTTGTAGCTAACTATTTTGAGTCATCTATTAAACGTAACATTAAAGATGAAATCATTAATATTAAACCTGAAAGTTACTTTACTAAGTATTCTTTTATTCCTTCTCCAGATGGTGGTTATTATGACATCGGATTTGGTATTTTATTAGGACCTTTAAATGAGTCTATTAATACTATTATTAATCAGCTTATCGATACAGGTACTATGGCTAATACAGCGGGAGGATTCCTTTCACGGGGAATTAAAGTCCGTGGAGGCAATTACAATTTTGCTCCTCTTGAGTGGAAGCATGTGGATTCTACTGGAGAAGACCTAGCTAAAGGTATTTATCCATTACCTGTTCGTGAACCTAGCCAAGTATTATATACACTATTAACAACTTTAGTTAACTATGGTGAACGTATTGTTGGTTCTACAGACATTATGGTTGGTGAGAATGTAGGTCAAAATACACCTGCAGCTACAAGCCAAACAATGGTAGACCAAGGTATGAAAGTATTCTCAGGAATATTTAAACGTATCTATAGAGCTTTAAACTCAGAACTTCGTAAAGTATATCGTTTAAACCAACTATATTTATCAGATGAATACAAGTTTGCTGGTAATGTTGTACTAGCTTCAGACTATAAAGACTCATCAGTTGACTTACGTCCTGCAGCAGATGTACAAGTTATTTCTGATACACAACGTCTAATGCAAGCAGAAGCATTAAAACAAACAGCATTAGCTGTACCAGGATTTAATGTTTACAAAGTAATGCGTAGATATTTAGAAGCACTTAAAGTACCAAACATTGAGGAAATCTTACCAGATCCTTCAGGTCCAAATGCATTACCACCTGCAGGTCCAGATGTTAAAGTTCAAGTTGAGCAAATTAAAGCTCAAGAACGTAAGCTTTCTCTTGAAACTAAATTTAAACTTGGCATCGCTAAATTACAAAACGAAGCTGAGCTTAATAAAGCTAAGATTATCAAAATGGAAGCAGAAGCAGCTAAAGCACTTGAGGAAGCTGGTGGTGTTAGAGCAGGTCATGACATTGCTATGTTACAAACTCAGTTGGGTGCTGCTAAAGCTCACCAAGATGGTATCTTAAGATCTATAGATATGTTAATGAAAGCAACTGAGGGAGCAGTAGAGTATGATAATAACGCAGCAGGAGTACTTGGATTGGGTGGAACATCCAGTAACCAAGGCACTGAAGAAGTCCCTACACAATGATAGGGAGTATCTCAAAGAAATGATTGTTCGCGGTAACGTGGATAATGAGGAAGAAGTAAAAGGTAGATGTAATGCAGTTTTAAATATCCTTAATATTACATATGAGGATTTAACAGAGGGAGCAAGAGAAGATGCAAAATACTAGTGGGATTCACCCAAAGGGTCATCGAGTTTTAATACTCCCAGATCCAGTGGAAGAAGTAACACAAAGCGGTATTATTGTTTCAGTTGGTGAAAACCGAGATAGAGAAAGACTAGCACAACTAAAAGGTACTGTTGTCGAATTAGGCAATACAGCATGGTTAGACCAACCAAGTCCTTGGGCTCAAGTAGGTGACCATGTAATCTTTGGTAAGTACTCTGGATTAATCTATCAGGGAGATGATGCCAAAGAATACCGTATCATTAATGATTTAGATGTTGTAGCATTAGTCGACTAGGAGAAAACATGTCAGAAGAAAAAGAAGTACAGCAACAAGAAACAAGTGCAGATCAAGAGGCACAGGCAGTTAATGAACAAACTCAAAAAGAAGCCCGTATATTTGGTTGGGTTCCTAAAGAAGAGTTTAGAGGTTCTGAAGATGACTGGGTTGATGCAGAAGTATTTGTAAAACGAGGTAAGGAAATTAATCCTATTCTCCGTAAGAATAATGAATTACTTATGAAGAAGTTGGATGAAAAAGCCAAAGAAATTGATAGCATAAAAGCATCCGTTGAAGAGTTTAAAAAGTTCCAAAAGGAATCATTTGAACGTAAGACTGCTGAGTATGAAGTACAAATTGCTCAGTTAAAGTCACAAAAACGTGAAGCTATTGCAGAAGGAAACGGTGATCTAGTCGTTGATATTGACGATCAAATTGATTCACTAAAGGAAGCACAGCGTGAGGCTAAGGAAGCTAGTAAAGCTAAACCAGAGCCAGAACAACCTGCTCAAGTAAGTATTCCAGATGATCCAGAATTACAAGGTTGGTTAAATAAAAATACATGGTTTGGTAATGATATTGAAATGACTGAACTAGCTAACACTTTAGGATCCTCTGTAAGAAAACAATTTCCTCACCTTACTAGTCGTGCCTTTTTAGAAAAGCTTGATGATAAGATTCGAGAGTACATGCCCAATAAGTTCTTAGGTAATAAAGCTAAGGGCAGTGCAGTAGATTCCTCAGGTAGTGTTAGAGGAACAGGATCTTCTGGTAAAAAGTCTTATGACAACTTACCTGATGATGCAAAACAAGCGTGTGATCGATTCATTAAACAAGGATGGATCAAATCTAAACAAGAATACATAGACAGTTACGACTGGAATTAAGGAGAACAATTATGGCTAAAGCATTAACAATTGAAGAGAAAAAAGAACAGGCACTTACTAGAACTACCACAGAACGTCCTTCACGTGAACGTCAAAGGAATTTATTTAATGGTACTCAAGCAAAGTTAACTGTAAATCATTTAATCCCTGGATACCACCTACACATCTTTAATGATGAACCAGGTAGAGTCCAGACCGCACTTGATGGAGGATGGGAGTTTGTCAGTCCTGATGAAGTGGGCGGTGTTAAAGATAGTGTAACGTCTGGTAATACAGATATAGGAGATAAGGTAAGATACCTCGTTGGTACAAGTGAGAAAGGTGATGGTCTTTATGCCTACTTGTTAAAGATTAAACAAGAATGGTTTGATGAAGATCAATCAGAGTTACAAAAACGTAATGATCGAGTAGATGCTGCAATCCGTGGTGGTGTAAACATTAAGGACGGAACAAGTTCTGATGGTTTCTATACTCCTAAGGGTGGCATTAACTACAAAACATAAACTTAATTTCTAAAAGGAAATAAAAATGGCTAACGCAAATACCCCTCGTGGACTTAGCCCAGTAGGAACAATTACTGGTGCTCCGTTTAACGAACAGGGTCGCCTCTATGCTATCGCTAACGACGGTTCTAACACTTACGCTATTGGCGATGTTGTTAAAGTTGCTGGTTCAAGCGATACAAACGGTGTACCTTATGTAACAAAAGCTCTTACTACTGATACACCAGTTGGTGTTATCGTTGGTATTCGTGTATCTGATCCAGGTGTATCTCTTGTAGGTACTACATTGGCTCTAAATACAATTTACTTACCACTTAATTCTGGTACTCGCTACGTTTACGTAGTTGATGATCCATCAATTATTATGCAAGTAACAGGTGATGCTACTGGTGTGGCAGCTGCTGACGTATTCAAGAATGCTGGTTTAACTATTACAGCTAACCAAACAACTCTTGCTCAATCAGCTCCGCTATCTTCAACGGTATTGAACGCTTCTTCATTCTTAGCTATTGCGTCTTCTGGCTCATTAGCTTTACCACTACAAATCATTGGACTAACACAAGCAGTTAATAATGCTGCTGGTGCCTATGCTCAAGCTTTGGTAAAATGGAACAAGCATCAATTCCTCAACCCAGTTGGCACGGCTTAATAAGGAGAATATAACATGGCTGGTATTATAACAACCGCTTCACACCCTAAGGCCCTATGGCCTGGGATCAAAGCATGGTGGGGTCAAGTCTATGACGAACATAAAGAAGAATATTCTCAATTGTTTGACAGTGACACATCCTCAATGAACTATGAAGAAGATGTTCAACTTACAGGTTTTGGTTTAGCTCCGGTTAAATCTGAAGGCTCTGGAGTTTCATACGATTCAGAAATTCAAGGTTTTACAACACGTTATACACACATTGCTTACGCTTTGGGTTATATCGTAACAAAAGAAGAGTTAGATGACAACTTGTATGAACAAGTATCACGTCGTAGATCTGCTGCATTAGCAATGTCTTTCCGT